GGTGGACGAAGCGGCCGTCGAGCACGAGCGGGAACTGGCGAAGCTCGACCCCGCACGGAAGAAGCTGCTCGATGAAAGCTGGGGCAAGCTCAAGACGCGCGGCGACACCTGGGACTCGCTCGACCGGCGGGTGCTCCAGACCTCGCTCGCCTCGGACCCGAACTTCGCCAAGCAGGGTTGGTTCCACGGGACGATCAGCGACGTACCAGAAATCCCGGGGGCCATGCTGGGGGAGTTTGCCCAGAGCATGAAGCAGTACTACTACCTGCGGGATGGGAACGCCCAGCAGGCGCGCGACCTCGCCATCCAAGACCTCAAGCGGGTGTGGGGGGTGAGCGAGGTGAACGGCTCGCGACAGATCATGAAGTACGCGCCGGATCGGATGTACCCGAACCTGCCGACTGCAGACATCCGCGAGGACATGGCGGCATCCGGCGTCGGCGCCGGCCGGCTACAGGAGTTTCCGGGAACCGGACCCTCGCAGGGTCGCGACTGGTGGGTGATGGAGCCGGACAAGCTCGGCGCCTGGGCGCCCGTCCTCGGGGACAACGGTATTCCCCGCGTCTACCAGCTCCCGGTTTCCCGCTCGACGGGCCGGAGCAGGGTGACTGGAGTCCGGACGCAGGAAGCGGATGAGACCGCAGCGGCTGAACGGGAGCAGAGTCAGCGACAGGCAGCGTCCGTACAGCGCACGCGGGAAGAGGAGACCGCAGAAGAGGGGGGCGACATCGCGCAATCGCGCATGCCGCACTTCTAATGCCCTTCACCGACACCCCGACGCCGGAGTCCCTCGAAGCCCTACCGCATTTCCCCGCTGAGAAGCCGCAGGAGGCGCCAGAGCGGCCCGGAGCCTTGGCCACGACCGCGGCAGCCATGGAGGAGTTCTGGCCCACCACGCGCCTAGCGGAGAACGTGGAGGGCAGTTTCGGGCCGCAGGTCTCTCCAGCCGCTCAGCCCGGCTACAACCCGATCGAGGACATCCCGGCCCGGCACCTTGAGCACGCCAACGAATATCTGCACCTCGACAACCCCGCGCAGGTCGCCGCGAAGACCGAGGAGCTCGACCACCGAGCGGCGAACATGGGGATCATCGCGCGCGGGGGTGCACTGGGGACTGCCGTCGCCATGGCCGGCGGATTCCTCGATCCCATGAACGTCGCGACGATGGCACTCGTGCCCGAAGCCGCGCCGACCCGCATCGGGAACGCCGTGCGCTGGGGTCTCGCGAATGCCGCGGTCACCTCCGGCCAGGAACTGGTCTCAGGCGCCTTGGGCCAGGACACCTCCATGAAGGGCTCGCTGCTGAACGTCGGAGGGTCGGCAGTCATTGGCGGGGTACTCGGCAGCCTCGCCCGACGCGTTCCACGTGGAACACTCGCCAAGCTCGCCGACGCAGCCGGCACAGACCTCCACGCTGCGCCGCCCGAACAGCCGCCCGCACTCCTGGAACCATCCGAAGTCGCAGGTCCCGTCCAGCGCAGCGTGCTCGAGGACGCCGAGCGGCAGGTGATGGCTGAGACGCACGGGATGGAGGAGGCGGGGTTCAAGGGCCAGATCGACCCGACCCCTCCGGAAGTCCCGCGACGCCCGCCGACGTATGTCCCTCCGAAACCCGAGCCAGCTGCCAAGCCGCGCCCGGGGTTCACGCCAGACATCGACCCGCAGCGGATGAGTCTCTCGGAAGCGATCGCCGTGACGAAGGGCGCCGAGTCGGAAAGCCACGGGCTCTCCATCAAGGAAGCCGAGCAGCAGGGGCTGGATCCGGACGAGCTGAAAGGCTTGCGGTTCGGCAGCCGGCGGGTATTCACCAAGGGCGGAGCATCGTTCGATGAGATGGCGCAGATCCTTCATCAGCACGGTTATCCAGTGGTGGACGAGGCGGGCAACTACTCGCCGAACGCGCTCCTGGAGGCGCTTGATTCAGAGCTACGGGGGCAGCGGCAGTATTCCCATCACGCGGATGACTACCTCCGTGCACTCCTTGAGCACGAGCGCGCTTCCGAAGCCGCCGACCGGCTCGCCACTGGCGAGGCTGCACCGGCTGAGGCAGCAGCTCCCAAGGCTGAGGGCCCGCTGACCGAGCCGCCGCCCGACACCTCGTTCGACGTCGAAGCCTTCGAGAAGGAGATGGCGGAAGAGGCCAAAGCTTCCGCCGAGCTCCACGCGCTCCCCGGTGAACCGGCGTACGTGAATCCCGAGTCCGCTTCCACCATGGGTGCAGCCGCGGTGCACGGGCTCACCCGGGAACAGCTCACGACCGCGCGCGGCGGGCAGGCGTACAGCAAGGTGGTCGGCAAGGTGGCGCCAGGGGCGCGGATCATGCGCTCGATCTCGACCAAGGCGCGACAGCTCGCCATGGAGCTGATCAACATCCCCGGCACGCTCGAGATGCACTACCAGGACATCAAGAGTCCGGATCCCATCGAGCGGAACCTCTGGAAGGACATCGAAGCGATGACCGCCAAGAGCTACAGCAAGCTCAAGGAGGGTTACAAGGCGTACGCCAATCGTGTGCAGGACGAAGGCGGTCAAGTCCTCAAGCGCGCGGACTTCGAGGCCAAGATCGCGATGGCGATGCGCCGCGGGGACAAGAGCGACATCCCCGAAGTCGCGAAGCTCGCCCAGTGGCACCGCGCGAACATCTTCGAGCCCTGGTTCAAGCGTGCGCAGGCGGCCGGCATGCTCAAGGGCCAGGAGACCCACGACCTTTGGGCCGAGTCGTACATGACGCGGCTCTACGACCAGCAGAAGATCCGCGCGAACAAGAGCGGGTGGATCGATCTCCTGCGGCGGGGCTTCATCTCACAGGGAGTGGATCCCGCCGAAGCCACCATGATCGCGCACGACGTCGATCGGCGGATCGGCGGGAGCGAGCGCGGGACGATGGACTCGCGCGTGCTCGATGGCATCGTGCCCAAGAGCGGCCGGGTCAAGGAGCGCACGCTCCACATGCCCGATACCGTGCTCGAGCCCTTCCTGTCGAACGACATGCGCCACCTGACGGGATCCTACCTACGCAGCATGGTTCCTGAAGTCCACATGACCGAGCGGTTCGGCACGCGTGACCTCGCGGATCAGTTCCAGGGGATCAGGGACGAGTACGCGCATCTCATGGAGCAGGCGCGCGCGCAGAACGACAACGCGCGCATGAATGAGCTGGACGCCGGCCAGAAGGCGGACATCAAGACCCTCGAGAACGTGCGCGACATCCTCTACGGCAACTATGGCGTGCCGAAGGATCCCGGCAGTTGGTACGTCCGCGCCGGCAGGCTCCTGCGGCAAGTGAACGTGTCGCGCATGCTGGGCGGGGCGACGTTCAAGCATTTCCCTGATCTTGCGAACACGATCATGCGGTTCGGCGCCCCCGGCACCATGGAGGTGATGGGGAAGCTCGCGACGAGTCTCGACGCCGCGAAGCTCACCTACGCGGAAGCGAAGCGCATCGGCGTCGCGACCGACATGATCATGAATGTGACCTCGGGCGCGCTGTGGGACACCGCGAGCCACTCGCAATACCCCGAGCAGCGGTTCATGCGGTCCTTCAACAAGTTCTTCACCACGATCACGGGCGAGACTCCCTTCATCACCGGGATCCAATCGCTCGCGTCCAAGCTGGCCGAGGAGGAAATCCTGCGCTCCGCCGGCCGGGTGGCGAACGCACGGGATCGTGGGGTGACGGACCTCGCCAGTGTGCTGAATAAGAACCGCGCGGCGGAACTCGCGGCATCCGGCCTCGACACCGGCATGCTGCTGCGGATCGCGCAGCAGGACAAGTTGAGCGGGCAGACGGTCAACGGCTTGCGGTTCGGCATGAGCGAACGCTGGGCCGACCAGGAGGCGGCGCGCGCGCACGAGTCGGCGATCGAGCGTGCGGCGCACGGGATCACGATGCGCCCCGGCATCGGCGACCGGCCGTTCTTCATGAACACCGAGGCGGGGAAGTTCCTGCTGCAGTTCAAGTCGTTCGAGTTCGCCGCGAGTCGGATCGTCGGCCTCCCTATGCTCCAGGGGCTCGCGCACGGCGACATGCGGGCGGCGCAGGGACTCGTCGCGCAGCTCGCGATGGCCACCTTCGGCTATGTCGCGTACCAGAAAGCGATCGGCCAGAAGGTCGAGTCGAATCCCACCAAGCTGCTCACGGAGCTACTCGAGCGGACGAACCTCATGGGCTGGCTCGGCACCGCGATCTTCCCCGGGCTGCACCAGTTCGGGTTCAAGGACTCGGCCAGATGGTACGACAAGGATCCGGTAAGCATGCTCGGGCCCAGCGCCGAGATGGCGGCGGACCTCTACCGCTCGCAGCTCCCAGCGCGCGTGTCCGAGATGTTCGGCCAAGCGCCAGGACAACAGCCGCTGCCCTTCCGCCGCGCCGACATGCACTTCATCCGCAAGATGCTGCCGTACAACCAAGTCTGGTACATGCGGCGCGCGTTGGACAACGCGGAGGATTGGGTGGGGAATCAGTTCAACTTGCCGGGTAAGTCACTCGCCGACTACCGTGAGCAACGCGAGCGCGAGGGTAATCCGCTCCTGCAATAGGTGAAGCATGAGAAGAAGCACCAGAAGTGTTTATGACCTTGAGGGAAGAATCGCTATCGGGCCCAACGGTTGTTGGGAATGGCTGAGAGCCATTAAGAAAGCTAGTGGTCACGGTATGGTTTTCTTCCGCGGGAGCATGAAACATGCTCATCGCGTCGTTTGGACGTTAGTCCGAGGGGAGATCCCCGCGGGCGCGATCGTAATGCATAAATGCGACAACGCAAAGTGCGTGAATCCAACCCATCTGGAGTTGGGGACGCATGAAAAGAATCTTCATGATATGAGGAGAAGGGGACGCGGCGCGTCTGTCCTAAAGCCCGAGCAAGTGAGGGAAATTCTGCGATCGAAGGAGAAATTGGTAGTGCTAGCAAGGCGCTATAAGGTTCATCGCAGCAGCATCTGGCGTATCCGCACCGGCAGGAATTGGGCGGAACTAGTCCAAGGGGAAGGCACGTGACCATCGCCGCCACGATCACTTCGGTCCAATTGCCCTGCAACGGCTCGGCGACGCAGTTCTCGTTCAACAACAAGATTTTCCAAGCCGTGGACCTGATCGTCACGTTGCTCGATACCACGGGCGCCGCGCACGTCTTCACCAATCAGGCGAACGTCGCGCTCGGCCTCTCGTACACCGTGCAGAACGTGGACGTCGATACCGGCTGTCTGGTCGTGTTCAATTCCCCGCCGACGAACGGCTGGACGTTGGACCTGCGCACCGAGATCGCGCTCACGCAGTCCACCTCGATCAAGAACCAGGGCGCGTTCTTGCCGGAACTCCACGAGGAAGCCTTCGACCGCATCACGCGCGCGGTGCAGGACCTCGAGCGACAGACGTACACCTTCGGTATCCACGGGCAGGACATCGAGACGGTTCCGTGGCCGCCCTTCCCGCTACCGGCCGCACGGGCGGGGCAGGGGATCGTCTTCGATGCGGTCACGGGGCTCCCCGTGCCGGGCGTGCTGGGCACCGTGCCAGTGACCGCGGGGCTGATCGGCTCGTTCCTCTACCCGCAGACCGCGGCGGAACTCGCGGCGGCGGTCACGCCCGTCAACTACATCTATCCGCCGGGGCAGATCGATCGTTACTTCGTCAATGCCGTGCCCGGCACCACGGACGCGACGGGGGCATTTACCGCCGCGATCGCACAGGCCCAGCAGACGGGCGGGGCGCCGCTCCTGCTCGCGAATCTATACCTGATCGCGTCCAGCGTGACGATTCCCTCCAACGTCCGTACGCGAGTGCAGTCGGGCACCGTGAGTATCGCGAACGCGCAGACACTCACGATCAACGGGACCTTCACGGCGACTCGGCAGACCGTGTTCACGGGCGCCGGCGTCGTGATCTTCGGCAAGGGCGCGATCCAGGATGCCTTTCCCGAATGGTGGGGAGCGGTGCCGGATGTCTCGCCCTCGAGTGTTGTCGGCACGGACTCCACCGCTGCGATGCAGGCTTGCATATATGCCTGCGCCGGGGGACAGGGCTCCTCCATCGGCTTGAACTCTATCCGCCTCGACAATGGCTACTACTCGGTCGGGAATCTCCTCGTGACCAACGCCACCACGTTGCGCGGGACCGGCCGGCAAACCTCGGGACTGATCGCGAAGAACGGGACCACGGGACTGTGGATCACCGACAGCGGCAACGCTGCACACATCATCCTCGAGGACTTCGCGCTCTACGCGAACAGCGCGAACTGCTCAGGGATAACCAATGCGGTCAAGCTCGGCTACAACGCGGCCGTATTCGGGACGGAGGGATACCTGCGCGGACTGTGGATCCGCGACTGCGCCTGCTCGGGCAGCGGTTGGCACCTCGACGTCAACGGTAACGTCGCTTTCTTCGACCTGATCTCGGTCTACGGCACTGCTGGGCAGGCCGCCGGGCAGAACCTCATCAGGATCGTCGGAGCGGGCAACATGCTCTCGCAGATCGTGGCCTTCGGCGCCGGGGTCAACGCCTATAGCGTGTACCTGAATGGGTACGGGACGTTCGTCCACGGTCTCGAGATTGAGACTCCGCAAGGGTGCAACGTCAATTTCGCTCCGCTCTCGATTCAGGAAACCGCCTGGATCTACGGCTGCGTGATCTCGCTCAACAACGTCACGCCTACGACGTTCGACCACCTCGTCGAGTTCAACGTCAACGCGTTCTCCTGGGGCGTGCAGGGGTTGCAACTCTTCAACTCCGCCGGCCAGGGCACCGTCACCAACGGCAACATTTACAACATCAACAAGGGGACCTACACCGGTGGGACGCTCCAGACCTCCGTCGGCAACATGCAAGGTACTGGCAGCTATGTATTGGGGCTCGGGAATGGGCTAAGCGGGACGGCGACGTTTGCGGCGGCGACTAGTGTCGCGGTCTCCCTGCCGGCGAACCAGACCATCTCCAACTACAAGGTCACGCTCGGCGGCAATGCCGCCGGCTTCTGCTGGGTGACCTCCAAGACCACGAGCGGGTTCACCATCAACTGCTCGGCGTCGAACAGCAACACGACGGACTGGGCCGTGACTCTGTGAAATGGCGCCGCATGACGACCACAGCACGACGGCAACCCTGCGGCGCATCGCGCCAGGGCTCGCGTGGATGCCGCGCATCCTGCGGCAACTCACGCCAGCGGCTGCTTGGGGGGCCGCTATGGCGATGTTCGGGACGGCCATCGGAATGTATCACTCCATGGTCGCCGCGCATGCCGAGGTCAGCTCGATCAAGGCCTCGGTCAAAGAGTTCAAGGTCGCCGTCCGGGACATGCAGGCTGATCAGCACAACATTATTGAGCGGCTTGCGAGAATCGAGCAGGCGGAAACAGATGTTAAAGAAGAACTGGATCGGCAGCGCGAACGCTGGGAGCGGGCCGAGCACGTGGTCAATGAGGAAAAACGACCTCGAAGGCGAAGGTGATGTCCAAAAAGGGACTGATGCTATGGGTGAGGGTATCCGTCGAGACATTGTGGTCAGCCATACGCGCGCTGAAGGAACAGAGCTCGACGCGCCACCACGAGGCACGGCTCGAAGAGGACCAAAGGAACCAGCTCGAGAAACGCGCCGAGGGTGACTACCTGAATCTGCAGAGCGAAGAATTACGCAGGGCAATGATGAGGGGACACGCGATCGAGCCGGAAGACGTTCCGGCCAAGGGCAACGGCGATGAGTAATGGAGACTTGCCAGAAGCACTGGTTGCAGAGTCGGAGGGCTTGAGACTGACGGCGTACGTGGACACGAAGGGGTATTGGACGATCGGCTACGGGCACAAGCTGCCGCAGACGCAGGAATGGGACGGCCACACGATCACGGCCGAGGAGGCCGACAACCTCCTCACCGAGGACATGCGCTCCGCCAGGATCATCGCGGCGGAGTTCCCGCACTTCGCGGAGGTGAACGACGTGCGGCAAGCCGTGCTGATCTCGATGGCGTTCCAGATGGGCACCAAGCCGCTGCACTGGCCCGAATTCATGGCGGCGCTGCAGGCGCGAGACTACCTCTCGGCTGCGGACGCAGGACTAGATTCGGACTGGCACCGGCAAACGCCGGCGAGGGCAGAGCGCGAAATGAAAATGTTGGAGACGGGTAACTGGGCGATGTCGGCATAGGAGGGGTCTATGATCTTCGCAATCGAGCACTTCATCGGCGCGATTCTCCTGATCGCGGGCGGCTACTGGCTGCACTACAAGTTTGGCACCAAGCTCGCCGCGGATGTGAACCAGATCAAGCAGCTCAAGTTGTGATCGCGTGGCTCAAGCATTACTGGTGCAACTACCTGCAGACTTCCCTCGGCAGCGTGCTCGCCGCGATCGCGCTGATCGACGTGCAGGGGCTGCACGACACGCTCGCGAAACTCTTTACCGAGACCGGCTACCACGTGGTGCGACTGCTCTGCTCGATCGCCATCGTGATACGCGGGGTGCAGGCTATCCGTGCTAAGTCCGCTGCAGATAATCAGCCTCGCGCGTGACGTCTTCCTGGTGCTCGCGGTCGCGTGGCTCGTCTGGTTCATTTACCACGCCGGCCAGAACGCGGAGATCAAGCGCGATCTAGCCGCGATCCAGAAGCAACTCGCGGTCAACGCGCAGAAACAGGCCGAGTGGGCCGAGGAGTCGAAGAATGCGGAAGCTCAGCGTGCTGTGGATCTGCAGGCTGTCGGTAATGCTATCGCTGATCAGCGCCGGCCCGTTATCGTGCGCATCCCGTCCAGTGGCGGCACCGTGCCCAGCACTCCCGCCGCGCCCCCAAGTGGTCCTGCCTGCCCCGGGGGAGCTCGAGAGGGAGCTGGAAAAGATATTGACGTTCGGGCAGCCATCAATCAGTTTGAACTCAAGTACGAATCGTATCTCGCTTCCTGCCGATCTGTTCTAGCCCAGTGGCCCAAGTGAAGGAGAGTTAGATGACCATCCTGAGTTTCATCCTGCAGATCGTCGCGCTGATTTGTTTGTTTTGCGCTGCGCTTAATGTGCCAGTCTCGAAGGTGTCGATCGGCTGGTTAGGTATGGCGCTGTGGCTTCTTAGCTTGATGGTATCTGGTGTTACGCTTCACCCCGTCATCCACTAGGAAACGCATCGCTTTACGGACTGCGGCGCATACCTTATCAAACTGCGCGTCCGGCAGGTCAGGGCACTGCCGCCTGACATACTCGTACACGCTGATCCAAAGCTCATCGCTAGTCATCTGCTACTCAGCCTGATGGTCTCGGGGGTGGTGTTGCATCCCGTGCTGCGCTAGCGACCGCTGTCGAGCTTCTCCTGCCACGCGCGCTCTGCGTCCCTGTCGCGCTTCCAGCGCATTCCCATCTCATACACGAATACTGCAAGGAACACGGGAAGCAGCAGCACCAGGATAATAAGCTCTACCACGTCATGGCCACGATATTTCATTGACTTTCTCCCTTGCCCTCAGCGAGTCTTTCTTTTGCGTCACAACCACAATCGCCATCCTCAACGCAGCGACGCGCTGGATAAGCGTCTGGTTTGCCACGAGCCGGATACGGGCAGGCTTCCTCTCCGCATTTCTTAGCGCGGTTCGCCATCACCCGATTCCACCAGCGCGTAATCGCTTCGGCGGGTGTTTCGTAGCCACTCATTGACCAGCTTCCTCGCTCTCTGCTGTTAAACGGGCGGAATATCCCGCACCCGTGTCACTTTGCACTTCTTACACTCGTCGGTGTAGTGCTCACCTGCGCCATCTAGCTCGCCGGCTATAACCAGCCACTCGTGGCAGCAATGAGGCGCTGCCGTCTCGTCAGCGGGTATATCGTCCCGATCCCATATCTCACCCTGCCGGAACACCCAATCAGGGAAACCCTTACGCCAAGCCTTCACCTCCCTGCGGTAGCTCTCGGCACACTCTTGTACGTTCCTCATGGCAGAGCGCTCGTTGTCTAGCTCGTGGCGCAGGCGCTCGTTTTCATCGAAAAGGGTTGTGGCAGCATCGTCGCACTGGTCCCGCTCATGCGTAAGCCGCTCAACCTCACAGTCTGGGCACTTGCGGTGCCGTACACCGTGAATGCATGGCTGTGTTGAGGTCATTGGCCGCAGCTCTTGCACGGCTGATGAAGCCTATCCATCAATTCATCCCGCTCGCGCGTCAATCGCGCCGTCTCGGCGCTAAGCCGCTCGATTTCGGCGTCGGCCCATTCGGCTCGCACCCAATGCGACTCAAACGGTATCGGCGGAGCTGTCCGGTTGGTCGCTATCGCGCCGGTCATCGTCCACTCGTCGCGGGTGAGCTGGTTCTTTGAGGTCACTTCGACGGACTGTTTCGGATTGTTAATCACGCTGCTTTCTCCTGCGCGAGGTAGTGGTAGTACTCTTCCAGGTCCTTCCACACGCCCTCGTCGCCCTCTCTCAGCAGGCGGTCGAACGTCTGCTCGGCGTTCAAACTACTGCCGTCGTAATAGCACTGGCCGCCAGGTAGGAGGTCGCAGGTCATCGGTTTCTGATCCTCATATCGTGGCGTAGACCAGTGGTAACCCTTATCCGCCGGCATGGGCAGGAATAGCGTCTTTGACATCGAGGGGTCGCCAGCCCATCGCGCCATGTGCTCTTTGGTGATGTGCGGCAGCTGCCAGTTCGTGAACAGCAGGAACTGAGTAGCCCCCAGCGGCCCCTTGAGCACCATGCGCATTTCGACCCCGTGAATTCCGTAGTTCTTCTTGGGATCAGCCGAGCGCTTATCGAACGCCGGGCGCATCGTTACAATTCGTTGGAATCCGTTGCTAAGGTCCGATGGACGCTGCTCTACCACGGATATTTCTCCATTGCTTCGCGAATCCGGTCAGCCAGCGCAGTCTCGCAGAGACCGCCCAAGTCCGGCTCTATGCCATCCACCGGCACACCCCTGAAGGCAATGCGGCTAACGGTTGCCCTTGGCCACGGCGCCTCGAAAATCTTGCGAGCCAAATATTCAGAGAGGCGCTGTTCGATAGTTCGCTGCTCAGTCATGGCGCAGGATGCTCCATAGCTCGTAAATCACTACCGCCACTAGCCAGACCGGCGCCAGGAGTAGGAGCCCTAGATACACGTAGGCGACTATGGCACCAGCAGTCACAATGTTCCTTTCGACAGCACTGGCTGTCATGGTGCGAGGATTCGACGCAGTGCATGGCACAGGTGCACATGCGGGAGACTCGGTGTTCAGTGGTTCGCTGTTCGTTCATTTCAACTCCAGTGGATAGATCGCGGGAGAGAACTCCGCGCACAGCTTCCAGACCGCAGAGACGTAACAATAGCGGTAATGCGGCTTCAGAATATCCATAGGATCGCTCCCACGATGATCAGCAGACCCCATACCAATGCGCCCAAGAGAACGCAGAGCGTGACTAGGTTGTCCGGTGTCAGGTTGCGGAGGCGTATCGCCGTGTCCACCACAGCGCGCACAGTGCGCAGACCATGAGACCCAGCAGGGCGGGCTCGGGCACGGCCGCGGTCGGTTGGGCGTGGGCGTGGGCCCACCCCGCACCGGCGTTGACGGCATGCACGTCGATTTCGGTGTTGGACCATAGGTAGTTGATCGAGTCGCGCCCGTCGAGGTAGCCGATCATGCCGAGGTTGAGCGGGGTCGCGCTCCAGAAGGTGAGGGACGCGTTCGCCGGCAGGTGGCCGAGGTCGTACTCCTTCGGCCCGACGAACACGGCGAGGTCGAACCAGGGCGCGAAGTCCGAGAGGCCCATGGAGTAGTGGAAGGCGGGATTGACCGGGCCGATGACGATGTTGTCGGAGGTAAATTCGTAGTCCATTGCGATCTCCTTACCAGTGGACGATGCCGTTGCCGGCGTAGTCGGTGAGTAGTTCAAGCAGCGCGCGCAGGATAAATGCCGCAAGTTGGTCGCGCGTGTAGCCGTGGTGCGTGTTGCGTCCGTCGATCACGTCGTGGCAGGCGGAACAGCCGGGGACGGCGCACAGGTCGGGTGGTTTAATCGAGCCGCACCAGCCCCAGCCTTTTAGGTGGCAGAGCACGGTGGTTTTATTGTCGCGGTTGCAGATCGCGGGGATCCGCAGGTAACAGGGTTTGTCGCGCGCGAGTGCTCTTAGGTCCATCGCGACTCCTGAATGTACTCCGCGCCGAACCGATCGGTAATGGCTTGCTCGATGGAGGGCCACAGTTCCGCCCATGCGTCGGCGTCCATCTCCGCAAAGCGGATCGTTTTCGGCACGCGGATTTCGTGCCCGTCCATCAGGAATATCTCGAAGTGACCCGCGCGGATCCGCAGCTCGAGGTCGATGGAGGATTCGTCGCGGGGAGGGTCCTGGTTCTCGCCGATGCTGCGGCACAGTGCCCAGTACATCCGGTTCCACTGCACGGATCGCGGGCGCGAAGCCTCGAAGACCGCGCACTCGCCCGGCTCCATCTTGCGGATGAATCGCTCCGACTGCTGATCGGTTGGGATCAAGACCTTGCCGCGGCGCGCGAGCCAGAGTTTGCTCATCCTTGCTGGTCCTCAATCGTCCCGCAGGTACGGCAGAAGCGCGAGCGCAAACCACCTTGCCAATCGGTCCAGAGAGTCCAGTCGTGGATGTGATCCTCCCGCGAGCGCGTCAGCCGCTCGATTTCGTCGAATGGTTCCCTGAGATAGGGCTTGAGGAGCAGGAGATACGATTCCGCCATCGGCTCGTTCTCGTACCCCGCCCGTAAGTTCTTCCATGCGCGGCGCCGCATGTCCTCGAACCACGCTTCAAATCGCTCGGTCACAGGAGCACCGGCGGGGTCCACTTTTCGAGCTTGCGGAGTTCGTCATCCACTTCGCGCAGGAACTGGATCGTGCCCATCTCGTGGCCGGCAATGTCGAACTCGCCGCGATCGGCGCGCACGATCAGGAGCTGCAGGTGTTCGGGGAAGGATTCGTTGTACGAAACGAAGTCGTAGATCTTCGCGCCCGTCACCCACAGCTCGTGCGTCGCCTGCTTGACGTACTCGGGCGGGATGCGCCGCTCCCACAGATACTTGAGATGCGCCGGCGCCTCGGGGCACTTGACCGAGAGGATGATGCGGAAGTCGTCCACGTCCCCATCGAGTGAGCACCCCGCGGCGTACTCGGACATGGCTAGGAACCCAGTCCGCCGCACCAGGAGCCCCGTGGCTGCCTCGTATGCAGCGATGGCACTCGGCTCCTTCTCCACGCCGTTCGCCATGGCGCGCGACTGGTAATCGTTCTCCTGGGGCTGACCAGTGAGCCGCTCGGCGACTAGCTGTACCCGGTAGTTGCGGCGCGTGACTCCCTCCTCCTTGCGGTCTCGCGAGCGGGCGTGGATCGCGTCGGCTTTGGAGCCGGTCGCGCGTCCTGCGCGTGCCTGATACCACTCGGGAGTGCGCTGCTCACAGTTGATGATGGTGAAGCGGTTCATTGCACCCCCTTCTCGGCGAGGTTGCGCTTGCCGTTCCACCATGCCTCGGCGAACTTCACCACGTAGCGGCGGATCGCCGGCGTCGCCTTGCGCCAGTACGCGCTGAAGTCGAACTCGGCGAGCTGGTCATCCGGCACGGCGTCGAGGTTGTCGCGCCACTCCGCGTACCCCTCGGGCTCGGGCTCGGTCGGTCGCGAGCCGCCGTCCGTATCCGCGGCCGACTGTTCGGACGTCGAGAGTCCGCACGCGCCCAGCAGCGTGTACCGCTGCAGGAACGTGATGGTCGAGGCCACGGCTTGCAGCGGAGACTTGAGTCCCGAACCGTCGGGATTGCCGAACAGCTCGAACTCCTCGTAATGCCCAGCCTGATGCGTCAGCCGGCAGGTGACGTAGATCACGCCTGACTCCTGGCGCATGCGCCACGCGTGGGCGAGTCCGTGCGCGGCCAAAGCCGCCGCGACCTTCCCGCAGACTTCATCGTGCGTGGCGTGCCAGTAGTCCATGCGGTCGCCGCTCTTGGTGGCGAACTGCACATGCTTGTTCTTCTGGATCTTGGGAGGGTCGGCCTTGAACGCGGCAAAAGCCGCCGCGTAGGCTTTGCGGGCTTCGCTCGCCTCCCACTTCTGCTGCATTTCCATGAGCTTTTCGAGCTTGTCGAGGTCGGCGCCCTGGTTGGTGGCGACGCGTAGCAGGTCCATCGGTGTGACCGCAGTCGGGGAGCTGGCCGGCGCCAGCTCCCGCATCGTGCGGCGGTCAATGATTGCAGTCGGTTCGTTCATTTCGGTAACTCCTGAAGACGGGTCGGTAGGATCGGTGAGCCTGCGGGGAGCTGGAGCTGGAACCGCTGGGCCTTGCGGATGAATGCCTCGGCGGCTATCTCGTCGGGCTCGCCGTAGTAGTCGTGGTGTGTGCTGACGTCCCACTCCAGGCCGGCGTGATCGATCACGCGCCCCCAGCAATAGCCGTCGTTGCGGAGCACGTAGAGCCGCGCGGGCTTCTGTGCCAGCGTGAAAGGAAACGGTTCGGAGATATTCATCGGATCCTCCCGGCGCATTCGGCTTTGCCGCGCTCGCAGGCTTTGGAGGGTGGAGGGAGAAGCGGCGGCTTGCGCCGCGGCAAAATCCGCCGCAGCGCCGCCAGGATTGCCGCGATCACGGCAGCCGCTCCCGCAAGGTAGCGAGGTGTGCGGCGCGTGCCTGCTCGTGGATCTCGCTCCAGGTGGAGAGGCAGCCGTCGCACAACTCGATGATGCGCGTCACGGTCTCTAGGCAACCGCAGGGCGCGCGTGAGGGTCGTTCGCCCGGTGCAGGCCGGGCGCCGGTGGGGTGGCTCATGGTTCACCATTCCAGCGAGTCGCGGATGGTGCGCTCGCTCTCCTCGTGGCGGTAGCCTCGGGCCTCGTAGTCGTGGACGTCGCGCGCGTTCATCTCGGCGACGATCGCAGCCACCTGGAGGGTATCGCCAAACGCAACCGCGTCCTGCAGAGCGTCCTGCAGTTGCTCGCGGGTGTGCGTGCGGAGTTTCTCGACAGCATCGCGGAAGGCGTTCATGGCTGCACCTGCTGGGCTCGCGCGGCGTCGCGCTTGGCCTCGTACGCCACCTTGGCGCGCAGCCATGCCTCAGTCACCGCGGGGATGGGGTTGCCCTCGGCGTACACCTCCAGCCAACGCGCGCATTCCGAGGCGTCGGAGTATTCGGTGAGTCCCGCATACTGCACGTGGCCCTTCTCATCCAGGAACATGCACGCGCCGAACCGCGAGTAAGTGCCGGCCTTGGGCTTGTTCCAGGTGTGCCCGCGCTTCGGGTTGGTGGTCTGCGAGACGAACCGCACGCCGTGCGTTTTGTTCACCTCCAGCCAGTAGCGGATTTTGCAGCGGAGCGTGTACCCGTACGGGTAATCGTCCACAACGTACGCGGTCTCGGGGGACAAATGTCCCTTGAGGATTTTGGATACAGTAAACGTCAACATATCGGCTCTCCGGTTGTACGCTCGTCTGAGCGGTCAGGATGCGGCACCCTCCGATGCCGCAGGTCTGACGACTCAGTTAGTTTGCTTCAGTTCGGCCATCCGTTCGGCCAGTGCCCACAGCGCGCGATTCAGGGTGGTGGACTGGTCGATACCGCCGACGGGTCGCGTCTGCATTCGGCGCGATCGGATGTAGCGGCCCTCCTCGGTGCGGTGGCCTGGCTGGATGTACCGTTGTCCGCCGCGGATGACGTTCTCCTGCAGGCGGTTAAAGGTCGCCCACAGGTCGGAGCCGCGGTCGCTGTCACGGCGCGGTGCGAGGATCTGCTGCTCCGTGACCTTTGGCGGCTGCTCCTCGGATCCATCAAAACGCAGCATCAGCGCGGAATGCGCCAACGCGTGCTGCTCGGGCCCTGTGAGCTGGAGATGCTTCCAGCTGGTCGCGTGCTGTAGCACCTTGTCGGCGCTCTGGATGACCGTGAACGCGCCCTCGATAACGTCACGCATTACGTTGCCCTTGTGCGGCACCTTGACCTCTTCGAAGCTTCCGGTGCTCACCATAAGGCCGTTTTTGCAGATGGGCCGGAAGAGTCCCAGGCCCAGCTCATAGGCGGAGCTGCCATCGTGGGAGTTCTTCAAGCAAACCTGCGGGATGGTGTCATCTAGCTCCACGGAATCAGGGCTCGCCAGCTCGCGAGCGAAGCGCACCATGTGCTTCGTGAACGGCTGCTTACCCGGGATGCGACAGCGGCTCTGCATCACGCTTACCGGAAAGAATCCCGCCTCCCTCATGCCGGCGATGAGCTGCAGGGTGGGGATGTAGGTGTAGCGTGCTGAGCGGCTCTCGTGAGGTGCGCTCGCGAATACCGACGGGGCGAGGCGCTGCATATCTTCGTCGGACAGCGGGCGCAGGTGGCGGAAGTTTGAATAGTCGTTCATGGGGTGGTGCTCCAGGTAAGACCGGTGGCGAGCGGCCGGCGGATCCGGCGCAGTTCTCGTTCGGCCGCGAGACGTTCCCGGCAGCATTCCAGGCGATGGCACGTCCAATCGAAATAATCCCAGTGCGGGCACAGTTCGGTCGCGAGCTGGAACCGCAGTTCCAGCGCGGTGAGTTTCTGTTGCTGAGTCATTGTCGTGGCTCCTCTGAGCGGTTGTCGGTGCAGGGTGCACCCCTCATGGGCTCACAGGGTGAGCCCACAGGGCTGAACTCTAGAACAGGTCGGGCTGACCTCCTCCCGGTGGGAGCCCGGGCTGGTGGGCGTCAGCGGCGCGCTGGGCGGGCGAGCGTAGATCCACGTCGGCGGCAGTGAGCCCGCCGCGCAAGAGGCCCTGCGCATTGTCGAGGGCATCGAGCGCGCGGTTGAGCATTTCGAGCACGGCGGGCGTGGTCTCGGGGAGGTCCGCCAGCTCCTTCCTGATGCGGTCGTGGATCTGCTGGATCCCGTTCGCGCGGTGCTCGACCATGTTCGCGAACTGGTTTTTGGTGGTGCAGGTCACGTGCCCTCCGCTTTGGCGATGGCGGCGCGGGCGGCGGCTAATTCAACCGTCGCGCCATGCGAGTAGTGCGCGTCCCAATGCTCGGCTTGCTTCGGCTGCACCTTGCACAGCTGGGCGAGACGCGCCCCGCGGCGGGCGGCTTCGTTACGGTCGCGGGTGGGAAGTGTGGCGGCCAGGATGGCGCCGTCGTACATCAGGATGGCGCTATAGGCGCCGGTCAGCAGTTTGCGGATGGAGTAGGTGAACATGTGAGGCTCCTCTGAGCGGTTAGGTTAGGACGTCGGTCCAGTTGAGAGGCTAACACAACGCCACGCAACTTGTGCACCTATTTATTGCCAGTTACGGCAACAGCGTTGCGTATTTATTTGGATCTGAGCTATTGCCCACTCGGGCGGGCGCGAGTATAACTCACGGCATGGATGGATTGACAAGGGCTATCGACGCTGCGGCGCGTCGTTACGGCTCACTCAACAAAGCCGCACGCGTGCTCGACCTGGATGTGAGCTATCTCTCACGACTTAGAAACGGTCTAAGGGACAATCCCAGCGACGCAGTGCTGCGCGCGCTCGGCATCGAGCGTAGGGTGGTCTACGTCAAGCGCAAGCGGCCACGCCAAGAGCCGCTGATGGAGGGCTAATGGCTGGCTATACCCCGGTGTTCGGGTCGATCTACGGCGGGAGTCTGTACGGTCGCTGGCCTATGGCCGCAGTGTGGGCGTCGATCCTCCCGCTGGCCGATAGCCTCGGACGGATCGATATGAGCTTCGAAGCGATCGCCGGTATGACCGGCTGGCCTCTCGAGCTACTGCGCCAAGGCATCGCCCAGCTCATGGAACCCGATCCCGCCTCACGCTCTCCCGCTGAACAAGGATCTAGACTCGTTCCAATCGAGGGCAGGCCATGGGGCTGGGTGGTAGTGAACCATTCGCTCTACCGCGAACGTGCCCGTAAACAGTCCTGGGATGCCCAACGCACCTCATCCGGCAGGGATGCAGAACGTAAGCGCCAGCTACGCTCAAGTAAGAAGTCCCGACGTGTCCCGACGCGTCCCGCGAAGTCCCGCGAGTCCCCGCTCTCAGACTCAGACAAAGACTCAGACTCAGATAAGAACCCCCTTTATCCCCCTTTGCTGCCTCCCAAAGAGCTGCCAGAGGGCATCGAGGCAGCCAGCTGGGCGGAGTGGATCGGGCACCGTAGGCGCCGCAGGATGCCCATGGACCCGGTGACACTCGCCAAACAGATCAAAGCGCTCCTGCCTTACCCGCCCGAGGTTCAGCGAGAGATGATCGACACCAGCATTAACGGCGGCTGGCAAGGGCTATTCCCGCCCAAGACCGGCAACGGGGTGCGATCTGCCGCGCCTAAGCTCACTTGGGAACCACCACCCGACCAGGAGGACTTCGATGTACCGCAGCCAGTTCGCTGACTTCCGCGCGCTCATGGAGCGCATCGCGCTTGTGTTCAGCCGTCCGCTTACCGATGGGCTAGTACAGGCGTACTGGGATGCCTTGCAAGACCTTCCGCTCGCCCAGGTCGAAGCCTTCGCGAAGTCGCACGAGCGGCACGGCAAATTCTTCCCGAAGCCGCACGAGTTGAGGCCAAAGGATTCGGCGCCGCACGCGCCTCGCGTAGATTCGCCCGAGTTCCGCGATGGCGAGCGGCGTGCGAATGCTCGCCTGGAGGAGCTGCGAGTCAGCAACCCTGACGAATGGGTGGCGCAGGTGAGCCCGAAGGTGCGCGAGCTGGGACGCGCGAAGGGCATGACCGATGCTGAGATCGCGGAACGCACGATGCGATACCTACGGGACGGGCCGCGATGACGGTCCCGAGCGGTTGGACGATCCCTGGGTAGCGTGACACGTGGGACTGGCGAGCGGCGGCGCTGTGGCCGAGACTGAACGGCGTGGAGGCGATGCATGCGGATGTTGGGACCTGATGCGCGGGGCGAGGTGGAAGCGGAGGCCGGAGCAGTTGCCGCTGAGTGCCACGATCACGCCAGCTGCCCCAGCTGTCAGGAGTGGGCAGCCTGGGCTCGTCGAGGATGGGATCGGTTTCTCGCCGATGTGGACGGTGACGGAGGGGCCGACGGTGGAGGACGCGATCGCAGCGGCGTTGACGCGGGTGCCTGGGCTGTGGAGCTGGGGCGACGTCGATTTGCGTTGGAGTATCCGGCGGGGATGGGAGGTCCGAGCGAGTGGGCGAGCCCGCGGGAGCTGATCGAGAATCTCGCGCGTCACTGCGAGGTGCGCGGGTGGGATCGTGCGGTCCTCGCCGGTATGGGGACCATGATGACCGAGCGGCAGTTGAACGGGTTATGTGCGCACGTGCTGATACGCGGGTGGCACACGCGGGAGTGGTGTCGGTGGTTGGCGGATGAGGCTTGGAAGCCGACGGTGCCGACGAGTAAGCGGCTGGTGCGTGCGTTGGAGCTTGCCGGAGCGGAGGTGAAATCGTGAGCGAGACGATCTTTTTTGCGAACGAAGGGGTCTTGCGCGGCGGGTTTCTAGCGGTGCGGCTGCGGGAGGTTTTGGGGCGGCTGGGGTTGTGGCACCGGTACGTGGTGCGGTGCAAGGCCGAGGGGAAGGAACCGTTGCTCGAGCCGATCGTGTGGACGATGACGGAGGAGGAGATCGCGATGCATGCCGCGCACCTGGGGGGCTCCGATGCCTTGGCACACGCAGGCTGACGTCTCGCGGCACAACAAGGCGGCGGGGAAGTCCAAGCGCAAGGGGAAGGTTTGGCGGACGGTCGCGAACAAGTTGCTGGCCTCTGGTGCGAGTGAGGGCAGTGCGATTCGCCAAGCCAACGCTGCGGCGGGTAGGATGTACGGCGGTCGGGATCGGAAGCGGTAGGGGGGTTGCGATGGTCGATTACGTGATTCCGTGCGAGCCTGGGCGGATGAACCACAGGGGGGGTGGGCTTGGGATTCCTGCGAAGCCTGACGAACCTGCTGAGCCGGTGGGGAAGCCAGCTCGCGAACCTATTCCGCCGCAAGCCGAGGGCCACGATGGCGACATTCAACAAGTTTAATTCGGTGGCGGCGTTGCCGTGGAACGGTGGGCTGAATCTCGCGACCGATTCCCTGAAGGTGTTGTTGACCAACACGGTGCCGGTGGCGACGAATCAGGTGTATTCGGACATCTCGGCGGGCGAGATGCCGACGGCGAACGGGTACACGGCGGGTGGAGCGGCCGTGACGACGATCTCGAGCTTGCAGAGTGCGGGCTTGTGGATCCTGCTCGCGTCGTGTGCGTCGCCGACCTGGAGTGCGAGTGGAGCGATTGGGCCGTTTCGGTACGTAGTGTTGTACGACACGACGCCTACGACGCCGCTGAATAAGCCGCTGCTCGGGTGGTGGGACTACGGAGCGGGAGTGACGATGCAGAACGGGGATACGTTCACGGTGCAGTCGGATGCCGTGAACGGCGTGCTGCAGATGAGCTGAGATGGTTGCGCTACGGATCAGGCTCGGGTTCACGCCGGGGTCGCGATCCTACGTAGTGCAGGCTGGGGTCGGGACGTACTTCACCCGCGGGTCGGCGGCCACGCTCAATTCGAGCGGGCATCAGCCGGTCGCGTATGCGTTGCCTGTCGCGCGCGGGCACTACGCTCTCGTGGGGCCTGCGACTGTCGCGCTCACCTACACGCCGGCGGGAGCGTCGCCGTCGGTTCCGCAGCGACTCTGGCCGGGGTTCCTGACCTCCACGCGAGCGCAGATCGCGATCTGGCCGCCGGCGGACGGCAGCGTCCCGGACGGTTACAACGCTTACCAGAGCGGGGTCAAGTTCAACACCTCGCTGATCGTCCCCCGCCAGCCACAGGGCGCCGGGATCTTCTACAACTTCGTATCCAACCTGGGAATGACTCCCTCGACGGCCTATTCCTTCACGGCGCGCGCGGTCGTCGCCGGGATCGAAAGCGCCGACTCCGTGTCGCTCCCGATCACGACGCTGAGTGGCAACACGACGCCCCCGACCAAGCCCACCCCGCCCACCGTGCCGGAAACATTCATCGCGCCCTATGCGCTGCCGACGCTGGTAACGACCGCGACGAAGACGGTGTGGCTCGCCACCAATAATGCGGCAGCGGCGAACCAGGGCCCGCTCACCGGAGCTGGTACGGACAACGGCGTCGCGGGCAACCACAAGTTGAGCGTGGGGTGCAGCTTCAGTTACGCGCTCGGGAACGCGATCGCTGGCGATGTGATCGTGCTCACCGCCGGCGCCACCTACACGAGCAACTTGGTTGGCTCGTCGGTCTACACCTTCAACACCGGCGCCATCGGCAGTTCCTCGGGCTCCATCTACGTGATCTCGAGCGAGGACCCAGCCTTCAAGCCGGGAGGGTTGCTGCCCTGGTACTCCTACGTGCCCTCCCGCTACTACACGAGCTACGCGACGGCGGCAGCCGCCACGGTCGCCCCCGGCGCCACCTCGCTCACCCTCTCCGCGCCCTTCCTCGGACGCAGCGGCTGGTACACCACGAAGTTCGCGTCTACCGTCGCCTCAGGCATCGAGACACGGCAGGCGCTCTACCAGACCCGCAGCACGAGCGTCGTCTGGAACGTTGGGCTGCTGGGTACTGGGAGCTCGGCGTTCCTCGTGGACGTCGGCAACAACGTGACTCCATGGGACGCCGGCGTAGCGATCGCCGGCGGCAACGTCAACCCGAGTCCCAGCATGCCGACCGTGCGCTTCAGCCAGAACGGCGGAGGGGGCAACGGCGGCAACGGACTCTCAATCACCGGCACCAACCTGCGCTTCGTCGGAATCAACATCCAACCGATCGCGAGCTGGCTGAATCAGGCTCAGAACCTGCAGGCCTGTGTGAACCTCGGCGGCACCGGCAACATGCTCGATCGCTGCATAATCGGGCGCGACAACACCGACCTTGCCACCCTGTCGTTCTTCATCCGCGCGATCTCGCTGAACGGAACCAACAACGTCGTGCACCAGTGCTACATCTACGGAGCCGACGCCGGCAACGGATCGAGTCAGGACGCGAGCGGGATCAGCATCCTCAGCGGCGGCCCGTTCTGCATCCAGAACAGTTATGTTGACGCCGGCGATGAGAACGTGATCTCGGGCGGGACTTTCGTCCCGCAGAACGTCATGCAGCATGATATGACGATCCGCTACAACACCTCGCACAAGCCGACGGCGTGGCAGCAGGTGCTCGTCACCGCGAATGCGACCACGCTCAGCATCTCGCGCCGGATCAAAAACCACTTCGAGTGCAAGGTCGCCCAGCGGTTCGAGTGGTACGGCAACATCATCCAGAACAACGCGCTGCTCACCTCCTCGCAGGGACAGGGGGGCCGCGCGTTCGTGCTGACCCCGCGCGACCAGTGGTCGCTGACCGAGGTGCGGCAGATCGTGAGCGCCACCTGGAACTCCGGTACCGTGACCGTCAATACGACCTTCAACCACGGGGTGGCGGGCCCCCTCTTCACCACCACGATCAAGAACTGCCCGATCGCCGGCTACAACGGCACCTTCCTGTGCACGGTGACTGGCCCCAGTTCCTTCACGTATTCAGTGGCGGGCCCGCTGGCGGCCGCCGGCACCTTCACCGGCTACGAATCTCCAGATCTCTCCGGCGGCATGTGGATGGACATCGCAGACGGCCACATCCACGACAATCAGGTCTACGACGTCGGCGAGGGCCACTATTGCTACAGCGGCGCCGACTACTGCCCGGTGCTCTATTCCGCGCGCCTGTGGATCCACAACAACCTCTTCAAGCTCAATCCCGCGATGACCGACGATGCGAACCTGCAGACGCCGATCCGCGCCATGGAGTTTCAGGGGTTCGTGTCAGACGTCTATCTCCACAACAACACCTACATCAGCCGCCCGCAGGGAACCGGCTACAGCGTCGGCACCTCCGCACTCGGCCTCACCTCCGTGCAGGGCGGCACGACCAACACGCTGAACGATCGCTGGGTAGTGACCAACAACATCATCGACTGCAACCCCGGCGGCAAGATGGTGACGCCCGGGGGCACCACCAATCCGCCGAACATAAACGCCGTCGGAGGACCGTGGGTGCGCGCCTGCTGGGACACCACCACCCAGACGACCGGCACCCTCACCTGGGACCGGAATCTGTTCGTGCTCGATGCCTCGAGCGGCGCGAACGCGTGGCCGGCGACGACCTACCAAGTCCTCGGCGCCTACGGCTCGATCGGCTTCGCTAACTTCGTCAGCAATACGACCACGCCGGCCTCTCCCTCGGACTGGAACGTGGTGAGCGGCCCTTACCTGACCGCCGGCACTGACGGCGGCCCGCTCGGCGCACAGTTCGGCGGACCCGCCCTCGCGACGGATCAGTTCCCACGCCTGCGCCTGCAGGTGATCGCGCCCTCTGGATCCACTTACGCGAATGCGGGGTTCCAAAGCTCGGCCGGGATTTTCAACCTCGTGGACTTCGGCCCCTACATGGGGATCGAGCAGACTCAAGGAGCCACGTTCGCCACGATCTTCGCGGCGATCAAGACGGCGGGGAAGGCAAACGGAATCCTCACCCGCTGCCTGCACTACACCATGTCGAGCGAGCTCGCGAAGTCGGGCGGCTCCGGCAACTCCAACACGTACACGCAGTGGATCGCGTCCGTCAACAGCGCGAACTGGTGGCTGCGCACCGCGCCCTATCCGAGCGGCGCGATCGTCGCCTCCTCGGATGGGCAAACCAACACCGGCACGCTCCAGACCTCGAGCCAGAACACGGTCACCTTGGGAGGACTGACGTTCGCGCAAGCCTACTGGGCGCACTACGACGGGGTGTTGAGACAGGGGAATGCCGTCGCACAGGGCTACGCCTCGGGCGTCGCGTTCGCGCCGAATCCCTACCTCGATGGCTATCAGATGGACAACATCTTCGACCAGCCACGGGTCTCGGGCGCCTGGGGGAACGACACCACACAGTACACCTCGCACTGGGGCACCTCGGCCGATTCCACGATCTCCGCCTGGATCCAGCAGGGCGCCGCCGCACAGATCGCGGCGCTACGCGCCATCAACCCGCGCATGCTGATCCTCGGCAACGCGGATTACTTCATCCGCTCGACGACGAATTTCAGCTACCAAGTCGCGCTCGACCCCTCGCTCAGGGGGACGATGGATGCGGTCTATTGCCAGAACGTGATCGGCGTCGGCGGGATCGAAGGCCAGGGCGTGACGACCACCGCGCAACTGATGGCGAACCTGCGCGCGGCGGAAGCCCTGATGGCGCCGGGCGGCACGCTAATCTTCGAGCAGAACGGCCCGAGTCACGGCGCCTCCTGGTCGAACGTCAACCAAGCCTCGTGGACAAACGCCGACTGGCAGGCGGCGCGGTTCGGCATGGCCTGCGCGTGCATGGGCGGGCTCAACGACTGGCACTACGCGCTCTCGCGAAGCGACGGCACCTACACCCCCACCACCATCTACCTGATGGACGAGTTCGGCGTCACGACCGGCGGCTCGCAGACGAACGGCCGCAATTGGCTCGGCGCCCCGCTCGAGCAGCAGCAGGTGGCCCCACGAACGGTGGGAGTCTGGTATAGGGTGTTCGGGGGAGGCGTCGTGTTCATGAATCCGAAAGGCAACGGCTCGCAGACCATAACGCTCGCGACGATAGGACTCGCCGGGATGAAAGCGATCAGCAACATCGGCTTCGGCGTCGGCTCAATCAACACCGGTTTAGCAGTGAGCTCCATCACCCTCTCCGACCGCGACGGTCGGTTCCTAACCTTCTAGGGCGAACGATGACAATCTCCACCCTGAATGGCGTACTGGCGGGATTCCAACCCGGCACCCTGATCTACAAGGGCGCGACCCCGACACTGGTCGTCGGGCGCCCGCAGAGTCTGTGGGCGATCGCGGGACTTCCCGGCCCCGGCAGCTACAACGGCACGCTCGCCGGCGCGAACTACAGCTCCTCGAGCGCAATGGTCAACGGCCAGATCCCGCACACGGATCCTGCCGGAGGCGTGAGCGCCTACCTCGCCCGATTTCAGATCCACGCCGGCGGCAACGGTGGAGTGACGCTGCTGTGCGATCGCATATGGGACAACCAGCTCACGATCAACAGCACCGGCGCACAGACGATCAACACCGCGGCGTGGCCCGCGCGCGATGCGACCGGCACCACGAACGGCGTCGGCATCGTCGCGGCGATCGAAGTCTCCGCCGCGACCTCAGCCACCGCTGCTGCACTCACCAACTACACGTACACCAACCAGTCGGGAGTCGCCTCGCGCACGGGCAACTTCATCGATGCGCCCACCGCAGTCGCGGCGAACGCCGGGCAGTTCTACCGCCTAGCGCTCCAGTCGCCAGACACCGGCATCCAGTCGATCCAGAGCATCCAGTTCTCCACCGCGTGGACGACCGGCACCGTCAACATGGTCGCCTACCGCGTGCTATCGGTGCTCGAGAATCCGCTCGCCACCACGCCGAACTTCGTCGATCCGGTCACGAGCGGCCTGCCGCAACTCTTCAACGGCGTCGTGCCCTTTCTCGTGCACGTCCCGAATCTCACCACTGCAACGGGCTTCCAGGGTTGGTACATGGAGACGCAAGGCTAATGGCTATCACTACACTGAACGGCGTGATCGGTGGCCTGCAGCCGGTGCAGGTGATCGTCAAACCCATCCCGCCCGCACTCGTCGCGTTCATGCCGCAGAGTCTGTGGGGACTCGCCGGTCAGCCAGGAGCGGGGGGATTCAACACCGGGATCGCGGGTGCGACCTACACCTCTCCAGTCACCGGGGGAATCCCGCACTTCGATCCCCCTGGTGGAACCAACTCCTACCTCGCGCGCTTCCAGAACTCCTGGTCGATCAACAGCGGCACGGTCATGCTCTGCGACCGACTGTGGGACGGCCGCCCGGCGATCAACACGACGGGCGCGCAGACGGTCAACAGCGTCGCGTGGCCCGCGCGCGACGTCGCCGGAACGACGAATGGCGACGGCGTGCTGATCGGGATCGAAATCGCCTCCACGGTCTCCTCCACTGCGGCGGCGCTCACGAATTACACGTACACCAACCAATCCGGCACCGGCTCGCGTACCGGAAACTTCCTCGACGCCCCGACCGCCGCGACAACCGCAGCGGGCAGGTTCTTTCGCTTGAGTCTCCAGGCGGGCGACACCGGCGTCCAGTCGATCCAGTCGATCAACTTCTCGACCGCATGGACCTCGGGCACGATGAACATGGTGGCCTACCGCGTACTCGCCGTGATGGACAATGGCGGCATCGGCACTGCGGCCGCGATCGATGCGATCACCGCGGGCTTCCCGCAGATTTTCAACGGCACGGTTCCGTTCATCATCGTGATCCCCGCCGCAGTCTCGCAGCCGATCACTGGGTTCCACTACATCGAGACGCAGGGGTAAGCGATGGCTATCACCACCTTGGACGGAATGCTCGCGGGCTGTCAGCCGGTCCGCTCGTTCGCCAAACCCTCCGCCGCGATCGTCCGTACGCAGAGCTCCTGGGGCCAACCAGGTATCCCCGGCGCGGGCACGTGGAACAACACGCTGAATGGCGGAACCTACACCGCGCCGGTCAACGGACAACTACCGCATACCGACCCGGGCGGCGGCCTCTTCTCCTACCTCACCCGCGCGCACTTCTCGCACCTCACCGGCACCACCGGCGGCTGGGCGTTGCTCTGCGATCGCATATGGGACAACGGCAACATCGATGTCACGTCCACGATCGCGCAGAGCATCACGTCCGCGACGTGGCCCTCGCGGGATACCGTCGGCGGAACGAGCGGCGTCGGCGTGTTGCTCGCGGTCGATGTCTCGGCGACGGTCGTCGGCGCTGCGACGCCGACCTTCACCCTCGGCTACACCAATAGCGCCGGCACCGCGAGTCGCAGCGGGACGAACATGACGGCGACGGTTGGCGCCCCGGTCGCGGGATCGACCTGGATCATCGGCCTCCAGGCGGGGGACGTCGGGGTAAAGTCCGTGCAGTCGATCACGCTCTCGAATGCGTGGACCTCCGGAACCATCAACGTCGTCGCGTTCCGTCCGCTCGCCATGGTCACGGTGAACACGAACCAGGGCTCGATCGACTGCATCTCGGGCGGCTTCGCGCGGCTGTACAACGGCGTCGTGCCGTTCTGGATTTACAGCCTCGGCACCGCGCCGGCGAGCGTGCAAGGCTGCTATGTCGAGTCTCAGGGCTAAATGGCGGCATACGGGCAGACCTTCGACAGCAATGCGTGGCTGCAGCGCAACCGCGGAGCCCAACTCGTTTACCCGCGCATCGAGGCCGGCGCCCGCACCTCGGTCGGCGATCAGGTGTGGGTGGCGTGGTGGCTCACCCCTTGGGTGTTCGTCGTCCCGCCGCAATTCGATCAGGGTCGCCTGCTGCGCTCGACGTGGCTCTCCAATCCACTTACCAGCTACCCGCGGGTTTGGCCGCTCCTGCAGCGTCAGAGCAGTCAGGTCGGCGCGACGGTGTGGAACAACTGGTTCTTCAACACCGCGTACACCGCGCCCAACAAGCTCGCGGTCTTCGCCGGCGTCGGCCCCTACAGCTACGTCGGCAAAGCCGCGAACCTCGGCGCACTCCACCGCTACAGTCTGGTGCTCGCGGGTGCGGGCTACACGTACACGGGCGCGGGTTCGCATTCGGACTACGGCATCGACAGCGACGTCATTCCGTATATCACGGATGGCGGCGACATCGTTTCGCCTCCGGATCAAATGCTCGTGGTGGCGACCGCGATCGGCTATGCGCCGGACTTCGATACCGGCGTGATGACCTTGCGCAGTCCAGGGGACGTGTTCTACATCCACCGCAGCCAGTTCACCGACTCCGCCGTGGACTACCTCGCAGGCGTCCCCGGCGGACCCTTCTTCGGCTGGATGAAGGTGGCTCCGCCAGGAGCGGTGCCCACCAATCCGTCCGACGGTGGCGTACCGGTCTATGATTACCAGCCGCCGCCAAGGAGACTCGTGTTTTGACGTACGACGATCGCCGCAAAGTCCGACAACTGCGCATCGTGTCGGGCGCAGCCACACTCGCACAACGCTCGGTCGCGACCGGCGACCGGCAGCTCATCGAGGAGTGCCGCATCGTGTGTCTCTCCGCGGAAGCGGGCAACCGCGCGCTGTGGCTGTTTCTGAAGGCGAAGGGACTCGTCACGGAAGCGCAGCGCCAGGACTGGCTCGATGCAGGGGTCCTGGATCTGCTCAACCAGATCGAAGGCAAGGCAACAGAGGTGATGCCAAGCGATGGTAAACCGAACTGAAACTCTCTCAGACGCGCAGCTCCGCGCGATCAAGTGGATCAAAAACAAGTCCGCCGTCGAGCTCGGACAGCTCGGCTCGGAGATCGGCCGGATGCTCGCCGAACTCACCGCCGAAGTCGCCGACGCCAAACTCGAGGCGCTGCACTGGAAGGACGCATTCGAGGAAACCCGCAAGGAACTGAAGGTACTCGCTTCGGTCGCGATCGCGCAGTCGGGGCAGGGCCGGCTTGTGATCACGCGCAAGGAATTGAACGCGCTGCCGCCCGATACTCAGCTCTACGTCGAGGGTCCGGAGGAAGGCGTGCGCGTGTACGAGCTACGACGGGTAAGCGAGGGTGTGAATGGAAGTGCTACCCGGCAGTGACCTCTCGGTCCGCCAGAAACGGTTCGTCTGGCACTACCTGACGCGGCCGACGCTGTTCGATGCCTGCAAGGCTGCGGAACTCGCCGGCTACAAGGGGCAGTACGCCGGCTACAGCGTGCTGCGCGTGCCGAAGGTGAAGAAAGAAATCAACCGGCGCTGCGCGGAGATGGAACTGCGCATGGAGTGGGACATCGACCGACTGCTCGGGGTCTTCGAGCGGATCGCATTCGACCCGCGCGACGAGAAGGAAGGCGGACCCTCGCGAAGCGAACGCATGACGGCCGCCACCAAGCTCGGCGAGACCCGCGCGCTGTTCAAAGACGCGAAGCTCAACGTGACCTCTTCGCTCGCGGAGCTGCTCGCGATCGCCAAGGCGCGCGAAGCCGCTCTCCCTCCCGCTGAACCACCTCCCCGCCTGAGACTCGTACATGACTCTGGAAGTAGCGGCTGACACGCTGATCGGCTGGAAGCGCCATCCGGATGCGATGGTGCGCGACCTGTTCCAGGTAGAGCCCGACCCGTGGCAGCTCGAGGTGCTGCAGGACTTCCCGCACGTCCCGCGCCAAGCCCTCGGCGCCTGCAAGGGACCGGGTAAGACTGCGGTCGAAGCATGGCTCGCGTGGAACTTCCTGGTCACGCGCGACAGCCCGAAGATCGCCGCGGTCTCGATCACCGGCTCCAACCTCGACGACAACCTGTGGGCGGAGATGGCGAAGTGGCAGCAACGCTCCGCACTCCTCCAGCAGGCGTTCGAGTGGACCACGCGCTCGATCCATTTGCGCGCACGGCCCGAGACGTGGTTCATGACGCACAAGAGCTGGTCGCGATCGCAGAATGCGGAGGAGTTGGGTCAGACGCTCGCCGGCATGTGGGCGGAACACGTCATGTTCGTCCTGGACGAAGCCGGCGGCATCCCCGTCCCGATCATGCGCACCGCGGAAGCCGGTCTCCAGCGCACCGGCACCGAGGGCCACATCCTGATCGCGGGCAACTGCAACTCGATCGAGGGCTGTCTCTACGACGCGATGGTCACGAACCGCAGCCTCTGGCGGACCTA